AATTTTTTTAAATTAAAAAAATTATCTTTTTTCCATTACGTAATAAACATTTCCGTTTATATAACTTTTTTTAAAATTTTCTAAGAATTTTTCATCAAAATTATATACGCCTAAGTAACTATTTTTATCTAATAAAGACGATTCTATATTTTCTTTTATCTCCTTGAATGTTATATTCTCACTAAAATAAAAAATAGTTTCTGGAAAATAAGTAAAACCTTCTCTAAATACTCTAAATTTTTTCATATCTTTTAAAACCATAAACTACCAGGTTCATCCCAATTTTGTCTCTTGCTACTTGTAATCTTTTTATATAATCTTCTTTATATAATTTTTCTTTTTTATTCAATTCGTCAATAAGTGGAAAATTATTTTCATATTTATTTTCCAGATGGCTTAAACTACAGCAAAATTTACAATTATTTATACATTTTCCTTTTGTCGTAGGACTTGGAACCGATATTGATAAACTTTGAATTTTCATAAATTTATTATATTTTTAAACATCATATACGGTTTTTAACCTTTTATTATAAAATTCATTATATTGTTTTATTTTATTCAATTTTAATCTATTGTTAGTAAGAAATTTGCAATATATAGCAGTTATTTTAAATGCGGTTTCTTCTTCTGAACCTGTATAAATAAAATTAAATACATAAAAAATAATGTATATTATTAATCCTATAAAATTAAATTAAATTAAAAATAATAGTATTGTTATATTATATGCAAATAAAATTATCACTAATTTAAATTTATCCATTGCTGTAAAAATTCGCAGAATGACATCGTCATAAAAACTTAAATCATCTTTTAATAAATATAAATAAGATGAAATTATATATAATATATGAAAAGACATAAATATATAAAAATAATCATTAACTTGTTCCCATGTTTCTTCTTTTAAACTAACTATCTCTAAAAAAGAATTCTTATATATATTTAAAATATAATTTTCTTCTCCAAATCCTAAATAAAAAAACCAAACTATAATAACCCCAGATATCCAGTGTGCATTTTCTAAAATTTTTTTCATTCGTATTTATTTTTTAATTTATTATATAAATTTTTCCAATTTTTAATTTTCGTCTTTCTTTTTCTGTTTATATTTAAATATCTTGTATAATTTTTTGTTATTCCAAAAATTGATGATTCAAAATCATTATCTAAATAAATAAATGCAATTTGCAATTCCTATTGAAATAGAAATAAGTAATCCAAAACCATTCAAATTTATAAAAACAAGAAACAAAGATATTACAAAAGCATTTAAAACAAGATTATTTTTATCCAGTCTAAGAATGTAAATTCTGGCTCATATAATATAGAATAAATAGAACCTAAATAAGAAAACAAAAATGCAATTAATATAAGAAACGTAAATAAACGCATATACGAATTAAAATTATCTTCAATTGGTTCAAAAATACTTATGTGAATGTTGCTTACACAAGAAACAAAAAAAAAAAAATTATTACTTTCATAATTTAAATATCCTCCAAAAAACACTATTGTTAATATTAAACATACCCAATGCAAATTCTTCAAAAACATATTTTAATTATTATTTCCGTTAAACACCATTTCATCTTTTGCTTCATCGCCCCATGCGGTAACAATAGCGAATCCAACTTCATTTAAAGGACTTACGTCAATAATATCTAAAATAATAGGATCTTTTATTTTTGGACTAGGTTTCCAATTAAATTTTTCTTCTGGATAATGGAAAAGTTCTCGACCTACTAATATATTATCTTCTTTGTTAAAATCACTTAAAGGCGCACAAATATAATAGTTTTGTTCATCACCGTATCCACAATATTTATTATTTACACATTCTATAGAACAAAGAGGAACTTGTTTATCCACAGTATAACTATGTTTTTTATGTTTCTCATATAAAACAACATCATTTAAATTTTTATCGGGGATATTTCCTATATAATCTTTTGATCTTCCTAATACAAGTCCATATTTTTCACAAATTTGAATAATTTGTGAATATGTTATTATTTTATATCCTGGCAATTTCACCGACCAATTTTCAATAACTTTTTCAAGACCTTTAGATAATCTTAATTTTTCATTTTTTTCTTGTATGGTTTTTTCTATTCTTTTTTGCGTAGTTTCATAATCTTTTACTGTTCCTACACTAGAAAAACCAATTTTTTTCAAAAATTCATTTTTATCAATATCTTTTAATTCCTCTACTTCAATAGAGTTAGAATATTTTTCTGCTTTTTCAGCAAATTCTTTTAATTTATCGACAGACGTGTCAAATTCATTGTGGATTTTTTCTACTAAGGTCATTTCTTTTTTCATAATTTATATTATTTTTTATTTCAAATATAATTTAATTTTTTTATTAAAAAAATTAAAATTTTGGTAATTTCCATTTATATTTTATTGCAGTTAATCTTAATATTATAATAAATAAAAGAGAAAAAAATGTTGATATAACATCTAAAATTCCTATATATATAAGAATATAATAGAAAATACCACCGATTATACAAACTGTTGCATAAAAATCTGTTTTCATAATCGAAGGAACTTCATTAGTGAATATATCCCTCAAAAATCCTCCAAACGTAGCAGTAATAGTTCCCATCATTATACAAACAAATGGACTAAATCCTAAATTTTTAGAAAGACTTAAACCTAATATAGTAAATGCTGCTATACCTAATGTATCGAATATTTTAAATGTCTTTCTCCATTGTAAAAAAGATTTTTTAAATAATATACAAAGAAAAATTCCCAATATAATAAAATAAATATAATATAAATCAGTTAACCAAGTAACAGGAGTGTTTCCTAATAACAAATCTCTTATTGTTCCTCCGCCGATTGCTGTTACGAAACTAGTTATTACCGCTCCTAGAAAATCTAATTTTTTATCAACGGCTGTTAAATATCCACTCATAGAAAATACCAATATACCAAATAAATCTAGAGAATTTAATATTATTTCCATGATTTTTTAAGTTTTTCTCTTCTAAGATATATCAGATATATCAATAATGATTTTTTTTAATTCTATATTAATAAAATTTAACAATTCATATATTCTCTGTCTTTTTATATTAGATATTTCAGTCATTGATATTTTCATTTTATTCTGTTTTTTATTATTTCGCAATATTCTTTATCTATTTCATAAATAACACTTTCATAACCCAAATCTTTAGCAACTTTTGCTGTTGTTCCACTTCCACCAAAAGGATCTATTATAATATCGCCTTCATTAACTGTTGTTAAAATAATTCTTCTTATCAGTTCTTCTGGTATTTGACAAGGATGTTTTGTTTTCTCTTTGCTAACATTTTTAACTTGTTGTATTTCCCACCAATCATATAACTTGGCTCCTGTCTTACCTTCAGAAATTCTTTTTTGAATTCTCTTATCATTGAGATTTTTATAAGGTTGTCTTACTTTTCCAAAATCAGGCTTACATCCCCACCAACTTATTAACCTACTTTGTTTACCTGTATTTGAATTATATACCCAACAAACTACTTGTTCACATTTTGAATTTATAGCCTTTGGTAATAAATTAATAGTTTCTTCTGGATAATGAATTATAACACAAGGAGTAGTTATATTTGATAATAATTTTATATATTCTTCTTCAGTTAATTTATCTTTATAATTATTATAAGAATATCCCTGATTATAAGGCGGATCTGTTATTACTATTCCCTTAGGAATTTTACAATTTCTAAAATCATCATTTACAATCTCGACCATTAAAAATCTTCATTTTTTATAACAAGATCAAAATTTTTAAAATTTTTAAAAAATTCTTTATCTCTATTAATTCTTTCTAATACTTCTTCGACAGGCATTCCTCTTTCTATCATTCTCTTGAATAAAATAGTTTCATCTATATCAACGTAGATTATAAAACAATCCTTTCTTAAATTTTTCTTTATAGATTTAACTCCTAATGGTTCCATTACAAACAAATCATTTTCGACGAATACTTTTTTAGTTCTTCCGTAATATTCGCCATTATAATCAACCCATTCGTACATTTCTCCTCCTTCAATTAATTTTAAAAATTCTTCTTTTGATATAAAGTAATAATCAACGCCGTCCTCTTCTTCTTTTCTTGGTTTTCTTGTTGTATATGAAATTCCAAATTTCAAACCTCTTTTAACCATTCTATCTTTTAAGTGTGTTTTTCCTGATGCTGATTTACCTGTTATTACTATTTTCATTTCATATTTATTATTTTTTTCGAAAATTCTTTAACTCCTAATGATGCCTTTTTACAAATTCTATTCCATCCAGAATCGAAATTCATACTAGGATCTATTATCCATTTTTCTTTTGTATTTAAATAATTTTTTAAAGTTGATGCAGGATATACTTGTAAAGATGTTCCTATTATCACGAATATATCAGCTGATCTTACTATATCAATTGCTTTTGATATTAAAGGAACTTCTTCTCCGAACCAAACTATATCTGGTCTCAATTGCTTACCATTCGAACAATTTTCTCCTATTTCTATATCTCTAAAACCTATTTCATATTTTTCTTCGGGATTTATTTGACTTCTTACACTTTTTATAGAACCGTGTAAATGAAGTACTTTTTTACTTCCAGCTCTTTCGTGTAAATCATCAATATTCTGTGTTATTATTTGAACATCAAATTTATTTTCTAATTTAACTAATTCATAATGTCCATCGTTTGGATTAATTTCGGATATTTTTTTACGAATCATATTATAAAATTCTATCATTTTGTTTTGATTCGATTTCCAACCTTCTATTGTAGCATAATATTCAGGGTCATACTTTTCCCATAATCCACCTTTGTCTCTATATGTTGGTATTCCAGACTCTTTACTAATTCCTGCTCCTGATAAAACAACTAATTTTTTCAATTTTTTAAATTATTTTAATTTTTTAAAAACAAAGAATTTAAAAGTTTAATTTAAATTTAATTTTCTTCTACTAAAGTATTTTCTATGTAATTTTTTATTTTTTCAGAATATTCTTTCAACATTTTTTCTTTCTCATTATTCAAATCATTTGGACTCGAATAAAACATATATAATTCTCCTAAAAAAAATCTTGTGAAAAAATTACTGTTATTATTTTCTGTTCTTAAACTAAAATGTAGATATTCTAGATCGGTTGAATAAACAACATCACATAATATCACAGGGTGATTAAAATAATTTATATAATTTTCTATATAATAGATTGAACCTTCATTTTTAATTATTTTAATATTATCTGATTTTAATAATTTTTTAAGGACTGATTCACCACTTCTATATAATAATAATAAACTAGTAATTATATTAAATATCCATATACCTTTTATAATAATTGAATTTGAATATGCAATAAAAAATATTCCTGCTAATATTACAATTATTGATGTTATTTTATTCATAATGATTTATAATAATCTTTTAATTGTTTAAAATGTTTAATTGCATCTGTTCTAAAATATTCAAACATATTATAATATTTGTCTACTTGTTCGAACGGGTTTATTTCTCTATTTTTTGTAAAATCTATTCTTATATCCATTATTTTTAAAGCAGATTCTTTGAAATATTTAATAACATTTTCATATTTATTTTTTATATATTCTGGATCTTGGTTAGGAGAAATCATTAATAAAATTAATTCCATTGTTTCGTTTTCCATTAAATCTAATGAACTTTTGCATAAATTTGTATCTTCCCATATAGTATTTTCAAAATAATACTCTATTTCTATTAATTTATCAACCATCATAACCTTTTCATATTCTTCAGATTCTAATGATTTTTTTCTTATTTCTAATAAATTTTCTTTTGTACATTTAGCAAAATAAAGCATATCAAAACATATTTCGTCAATATACTTAACTGATTCGGAAATTTTCTCTATTCTATTCAATTCCATAATTTAAATATTTAAGTTTATGTTTTCTTATTTTAAGTTGAAAATATTGTTTTAAAATTACTTCTTCTTTGATAAAACAATTTTTATGTGCGTTTATAATTATTGTATTGTCCTTTTTCTTTGCTGCTATTATATAATAATTATCTATTAGACAATATTTATACTTTTCTTTTAATTCATTATAAATATCAACCCATTCTAAATAACTAGTTTGTTGATCCGTTTCCATAAATCTTCTAAATTCTGAATAAGTAGTTTCTTTTGTAAGTAAAAAATCTATCATACAAACAATTTTTTAAGTTTTTCCCTTCTTCTTTCTACCTTTGAAAATTGTTGAAATTTAAAAAAGTCACCTCTTATAGAAAAAAATTTTATTGGTAATTTTTGTTTCTTCTTTGTTATGTCAATTATAATAAATTTATCTATGGTTAAACCACCTAAATTAATTTTTTTAATTTTTTTTAATTCTTCTTTTAATTTATTTGGATTTTTTACTGATATTCCACTATTTATACTAATATAACCGTGTATACTAAGATTTCTTCTATAAATATAATTATTTACATTTACATAAACAACCTTATTTTCTCCTTCAATATTAATAATAGAAAAAACAGAATATCTCTTTTGTTTTTTAGTTTTTTTCATAATTTTTCATTTTGGAATAAATATATTTAATATATATTAATAAAAAAAATTTTTACCATGCCGATAATATTTATAATATTTTTTACGTTAATGTTCGGATTTATAGGATTTATTACTTTATATCCACTATTAGGAAAAAAGAATAAAAACAATGATAAAATTCATAAATCTACTTTAAAATCTGTTTTAAAAAAATATAAACCTTCTAAATTAGAATTGTTTATGACAAAAAATTTTGGTTCAGAAAGCACATACAAATCTAAATGGAAATTAGGATTTGTTTTAACTCAAGTTTCCTTATTGTTAATTGGTTTTGCTAGTATCATAATTTCTGATATGTTTCCTAGATCAGATATACACTGGTATATGCTTACTATCTCAACTTATACATTTGTTATTTTATTAACATTATTAGCCGTTTTATACAGCACTGCTAAAGTACTTAAAACAATTAGATTTAAAAAAATATCTGATGATTTGGGATATTCTATAAATCAAATAAATCAATGGGTAGATTTCCATGATATAAAAGAAAAAGACATTTTATAATATTTGTAAGTACAAAAACATCACTAAAGATAGTATCTTTAGTCCGACGATCCGAAAGGATCATTTCTATTTTAAATTTTTTTCAATTAATTTTTGATAGAAATCAACATCTATTATTTTTTTAACGTCTGATTCGATCATATCATTATTTTTTCCTATTAAAAGAATTTCATCTAATAAATTAAAATTTTTTAATTCATATACAAAATCTATATTTTTAAATATTCCTGATAATATATTTAAAATAACAGTACATTTTTCGTTTTCTGTAAAATTTTCAAATTTTCTTTTTCTCGAAGTTATTTCGCCTCCATCCATATTAGAAAATTTCAGTTTCCTTTGTTCAGTCTTATCTATCAAAGAAAAATTAGAAATAGAATAAAATAAATTTTTACCATTATTTACTTTAACTTTGTCGATAACGGTTTCACCTCTATAGTTTTGTCCATGTTTTATTTCTTTTACAATATAATTATTTCCTTTAGAAAGATATTTAGAAGTAGAATATCTACAAACTATTATATCACCTTCTTTTAATTTATCCTTTTCTAAATTATATGTAAAGTTAATAACATTTGATTTCTTTGTTTTAAACGGTTTTATTTCTTTTAAAGATTTGCCGTCGAGTGTTTTAAACAAATCTAAATTAGAATAAGTTCCTATACCTTTTATACTAATACATTTATATCCGTTTTCTTTTACTTTATAAGAATCACATTCATACACACAACCTTTTATTAATTTTTTAGAACTAGATCTTACAATAACTACTTTTAACGTTTCTTCTCTTATTTCTTCTGGTAAATTCATATATCTATTATTTATTTTTTAAACTTTAAAACTAAATTAAGAAAAATTTTCACAATAAAAAATAATTTTTTTAATTTAAAATTTTAAATTATTTTAGAAAAAACTCATTTTATGAAAATTGAACCAAGAATAAAAATATATAATAATTCAAAATTTAATACATATTTTTATTACTTAAAAAAAGACGATTTAGACAACATTATAAAAAAACATTTTAAAAAAGATTTAAATTATATTGAATATAAAATAGAAGGTGAAATTTGTTATAACTATGCCGACTATTTAATATGGTATGAAAAATTTATAAACTCTGATGAAGCATTATTATATAAACGAAAATTAAAATTAAAAAAATTAAAAAAATGACAGAAACAAAAAAACAAGAAAAGGTTTTAGATAAAACCAAAAAAAAAGAAAGACATAATCTTGTATTATGGAACGATGATGTAAATTCCTTTGACTGGGTTATCAAATCACTTATAGAAATCTGTAAACACGAATATACACAAGCCGAACAATGCGCTTTGATAGTGCATAACAAAGGAAAAGCATCAGTAAAATCTGGCGAAAAAGAAGAATTATTAAAACTAAAAAGAGAATTTGATAAAAGAAAAATATCTACAACAGTAGAATAAAAAACAATTATTTATAATGAATTTAGAAGATTTCTTTAAAAAAACAATAAAAGAATGTATCAATGAATTTAATGACTTTACAATAAAAGAATGGTCAGATATATTTTATGAATATAAAAACAATTTTATAGACTTTCCTCGTATAGAAGATCAACATTACATAAATAATGTAGATGAAGATATAGAAGAAGATTTCGGATCAATGGAAGAAATAGATTTTGAAAATTTTTTCATAACCTCAATTGATCTAGATTCAAATGAATTTTCTATAGTTGCGTTTGGAGATTGGCAAGAGCCCTATGAAATAAATATAATATTTGATGAAGGAGACTTTTATTTCGAATCGCCAATAAAAAATGAAAATTATAACATAATAGATGAAAATGAAGTATTAGAAACAATTTTAGGAGAAACATGGGAAGAGGAGATTAATAATATAAAGTAATTATATTATCATAATCTTGCACCTTTTTATAAAGTTTATGCTATATTTTGATCTTCGTCAATATTATCAAAGAAATCACCTATGTTATTTTCTAAATCTAAATCATTATCAAATACCATATTATTTCCGTTGTCTATTTCTAATGGCACTGCTAAATTTTCCATATTCAACCAAGAATCATGTTTTATTGGTATAAATTTAGGACCTATCGGATCTTTGTAATCATTTAGTTTTGAATATAATTTTTCCCATATCTCATTTGACCATCCACCAACAAATTGATTTTCATTTCCGAATTTAGATTTACCCATATTACCATCACCACCAACTCTATATAACCAAGGTTTATATTCCCAATGCCATATTTCATTTTCTAGTGTTCTATAAAAACCGTAATTATGTGCATTTTTTATTAACCAAGAATATACTTTCATATCAGTAGCATTTAAATCGAATGCTGTTCCGAAAATATGATATCCATATCCAGGCGGTTGTATTTCAATATCATTTTCACCCATTTTAAATCCTTCTTTATTAGAACTTAATAACCATTCATTGTCTTGTTTTTTGTTTTCAGGCGCATATAATCTCCTTGTTTCTAATTGTTGTTCGAATGATTTATAAGCTCTTTTAACTACTAGTTCAACATTATCATCTTTGGCGATATTAACCATTCTCCATATAGGCAAATAAAAATCTTCTACTATAGGAACTCCCAACTCATTTGTATATTGTATATTTTTTTCACCTATCTTTTTTCCTTCTCCGTTATATACAATTCCTTTTCCTTGATTAACAAGAATTTTCATTTCTTTTCGATTTTGTCTATCTTGGCTTCTTTTTTCCCTTAGTTGTCTTCTTTTTTCTCCATTCTCTATTCTTTCACCTCTGATGTCTCCCCATTTTTCTATTGTATTTTCATAAAAACCTAAAGCAGATTTAACAACGGTATTATACTTTGTAACAGATACTTTTTTCATTTTTTGTAAATTTTCTTGTCTATTATCTTTATTTCTTTGTCTTTTTGCTCTTCTGTCTATTTGTCTTTTTTCTCTTCTATTTCTTATATTTTTCTTTTCTTGCTCAGATACATTATCATCTTCTAATTTTTTTTGTTCTTCTAAATATAAAAAATATTCTTCAAAATCTGAATCAGTTAAATTACCAGATTCGTCTTTTTTTACAAAAATTCCAGCATCATTTTCTTCTAATCCAACACAATTAAAATCTGTTATATCTAAACTTATAAAAATATCCAGTGATTTACTAGATGCCAATTCTAATTCAGCTTTCTCTGTTTGTTTCTTTAAACTATCTTTAAGATTACCTTTAATAGAAGGATGGTTTTTTAAATCAGAAACCATTCCGTTTACATCCGATAATTTAAAATCAACATCATCTACTTTTGCTTCTGCTTTTCTTGCCATTATTCTAATTTTTTTATTTTTTTATCATCTGTTATATAAACATGATCAGATATAAATGTATGTCTTTTTTGCCAATATTGTGCTAATACCTGATCTAGTTCTGGTCTTATAACAGGAGCTGCCATATTACCCATTAAACTAGTTGGATTTTGTAATGTTTTAACCATTGTATCGAACCAATCTAACCAATGATTCCCTAACATAGCTTGTTGACTTGCGTCTTTTGTTCCTATATTTATTTTTCTTTGATTATCTTTTAATTGTAAATTTATACTATCATTATCTATTGTTATTTTATTATATTTATAATCAAGTGTTAATTCATCTTCATCACTATATATTTGCGTTCGATGGTCGAAAAGAAGTGCAACAAATGTTTCATATTCTTCGTCACTTAAATCATCTAATTTTCCTTGTAAATTAACATTATAATTTTCCGAATAGATATAATAAGGGTCATATAAATCACCATTCGGAAAAATAACATTAACTATCTTTCCTATAGCAGGCAATTCAAATGCTTTTCCTGCTAATGATTTATAAGGACTTGACCAAGGTATATGTTCTGTTTCTATTTCTTCAAAAACTCCTTGTACACGAACTTTTATCCGTCCTTTTCTATTAGGATCAGATATATCTTCTACTATTCCAATAAATAAACTCGATTCTAATTCTTCGTGTGTCATTCTAATTTATTTATTTTTTTGTTGTCCGTAACATAAACATGATCAGATAAAAAAGTTTCTCTTTTTTGCCAAAAATCTCTACATACTCCTAATGATATATCAGGTTTTAAAATAGGAGCAGGAGGTGCTAAAATCATACCATTTCCTAACATTGCTGGATCATTTTGCAATGCTCTTATAAAAGAATTAAACCAATCTAAAAAATTATTTCCCAACATAGCTTGTTGTTTTGCATCTTTTGTTCCTATATTTAAAATTCCATTATTATCTTTTAATTGTAAATTTATACTATCATTATCTATTGTTATTTTATTATATTTATAATCAAATACCATTTCATCTTCATCGCTATATATTTGCGTTCGATGATCGAAAAGAAGTGCAACAAATGTTTCATATTTATCTATAGAATAATCTTCTAAAACATTTTTTAAATTAATATTATAATTTTCCGAATAGATATAATAAGGGTCATGTAAATCACCATTCGGAAAAATAACATTAACTATCTTTCCTATACCAGGCAATTCAAATGCTTTTCCTGCTAATGATTTATAAGGACTAGCCCAAGGTATATTCTCTGTTTCTAATTCTTCGAAAACTCCTTGTACCCGAACTTGAATTTTTCCTTTCTTGTTAGGATCAGAAATATTTTCAACTATTCCTACATATAATTTTCTTTCTATATTTTCCATAATTTATTTATAAACCTTTATCTCCAAATTGCTGATTTATTTCTCCTCTTATTGTAGATTCTAAATCGTTATATAAATCAGAACCTAAGTTTCTAGCAAAATTGGCTAAATTATATTCTCCAAATTCTGGATCATAAACATTATCCGGATAAATAGATTGTACTCCTGTTTCTTCTCTTAATCCCCTGAAAAATGTATCTATTAATTCTCCTCTTTTTTCTCTAAATTCAGCTAACGTAGCTTCTTTAAAATGGGTTAAATTTTTATTTGTCGTATCTATAAGAGTGTCTGATGTTTTGTCTAATAAATCACCAAAATATCCTCTTCTTTTTTCTTCTTCTGTTTGTGTTGTTGTGTTTTTCTTTTTAGGTGCGTTGGTTCCTCTTTTTTCATAAAGTTTTTGATTTGTTGATATTGAATAAAATTTTTCATCTACTCTATTATTTTCAGTTTTTTCTTTATTTAAACCATAAGAATTTAAAGGATATACAGGTTTTTGGAACAAATCAACATACAATGCTCTTTCTACTGATTTATAATTTATTTCTAATTTTAAAGTAGAAGAATCTGTGTTATCGGCGCCTTTTCCCCATCCGCCTTGTGATATTTCAGATCCGTGGTTCATAGACGACATAAAATCAAAAGAACAATCTCTTAAAATAAATATCTTTTTAGATTTATTATTATTTATAACTTCTCTTAAAACTCCTATTTCGTCATTTTCGTTTTGTAAATTATTTTGTTCAGAAGAAGCACCAGTTACTGCGTCTTTTTTTATTTTCATTTTTCTTATATCTGACATAATTATAGCCATATCAAATCTTAAACAATTTTCCGGAATCGCCTCTCTTTTAAATTTGTAATCATAACTTAAATTATTATATAATTCTGCTATATAATTTGCTTTCATTTTAATATCCTCAGAAAGAGTTACCGATAATTTATCATCTTTATATTTTATTATAGGTTGAACCAATTTATCTAAACCACCTAAACTCTCTATATAATAACTTTTTTTACCATTCCATCCATAATCTTCTATAGTATAAAATATACTAGTTATTTCTTGTCTAAATTCGTGTAAAATTTCTTTTCTTTCTTTTATTGTTTTAGAAACATCTTTATAATTTTCTAAAAAAGCATCTACTCCATTTATACTATTAGTATCGAATAATGGATTTTTATTTAATAAGATTATATCAAATGTTAAAAATAACGGTTCTTCATTTTCATCACTACTTAAAAATTTAAATTCAGATTCGGTTTTTGAAACCATTGTGTTAATATCATCCGCTTCTGGATTATATTCTTTCTCTGAATCTAATATCAACCTTTTTCTTGGATCATCTTTCCATCTTCTATAATCAGGATTCTTCTTCGTGTTATATCCTTTTAAATATCCTAATAATAATTTTTCATCAGAATCTACTTCTGTCGTCTCCTTCCTCTCGTTTTTTCTCCAATTGGTCGTGTCAATAGATTCTTGTAATCTATTAGATTGCATTATTTTAGCACTTTCTAAATCTATAGAAATTTCTTTATTTGCCATTTTTAATCGATTCTTTTTTCATAATTTGCTGATAACTCTCTTTTTATTAATGTTATCTTTTGAACAGGACCTTTCGTTTTAGAATAAGTATAATTTATTGCAGTTATTAACCATTCTCCTGACAATTTTCTATTTAATCTTTCGCTGTTGTCGCCTGTTCCTTCATTCTCTACTATTCCTCCTTTATATAATTCTACTAATACGTTTTGAAACCTGTATAAAGAATAATTCACTTGTTTAAGTGTTATTACCATTTTTAATTTTTGAGAAAATTTTAAATTTAAATTATTATTTACTTCCGAATATAAATAATTTTCATGACAATTATCTAAATCCATTTTGCCTGTATATTTATAATTTGTACAATTTTTCAATAAACCGTTATTTTTACCAGGTAAATCTTTCATAACAACTTTATCTCCTCTTCCTGTACTACTTATAGATTCTATCTTATTATGTGAATATAAATTTTCTGTTTTGTTATAATAATTATTCACCACCGAATAACCTTCTCTTAAATTAACAGAAGTCGACGAATTTTCTATATTAAAAGTATCTATATACATATTTGTTGTTATATAATCATCATTATTTGTCAATTTCAATTTAATTGGTTCACTGTCTGTGTTAGCATCTATTGCTTTTATATTTTGATCTGTTTCGTGTTCTGAACTAGATTGTAATTGTTTTTCTATATCAATATAATTCATATTATAATAAAAATCTATATATGTAAATATAAATGTATTTTTATTTATAAATGAATTTTTAGTAACATCTTCTATAAAATTTAAAAAATTATCTCCTTTATTTATCCATACCATTTCATCATTCGAGTTTGAAATATTCGTGCTTAAACCTAAACCAGCATCTTTACAAACTCGATCTATTGTTTCAAATGAAGTTCCTCTATAACTCCAAAATTTTTTATAATATAAATAATCAACATCCAATATACCCATACAATCATATATTACATCACTTCCTCCTTTTTTGTTCATATGTGGTTTAAAATTAAATATTTTAAAATCCATTCTTATAGGCCAATATTCTTCAGAAAGAGATCTTATAAAAACAGAAATCGTGGAATTATCTATAGGAAATAATTCATCAAATGATTTTTGTGTTTTATCTCTAAATCTCATTTCCATCCAAGGTAAAAATTGATCATTATGTAATTTAAATTCTATTACATCACCTTGTTCGATATTAAAAGAACCGCCATATGAAATATATGGAAAACCTTTTCCTAATTGATTTTTTGAATAATCCGTCATACCGTCTTCATATCCTTCTAATTCAAATTCAAGTTCTTTTAAATTTATATTTGCTCTTCTTTTAACTTCTATCATGTTTTGAAACTATTTATTATTTTTATTTTCTTAGAATCTTTATTTACTTTTAATTGTTCTACATTTTTCGGTTTAACAGAAGGAGGTGTAGAAGGAGGTACATTATTTTTATTTGTATCTACCATTTGTAAATTTATATCTCTTAATTCTACATCATCTTTTACTGCTTGAATTGATCCCATGCTTTCAGAAGGTATAAATTTTAATATATCTCCTTGTTTTATCGAAAATGGATTTTTAATATTATTCAATTTCATCAATTGTTCTACATAATCAACAGAACCGTATAATCTATTAGAAATTAAATCTAATCTCATTTCATATTCCCTTGGTACTATAATAACACCTAATTGCGATTCATCAAATTTTTTAGCAAGAACAGTTGGTTGAGATAAATTATAAGTTCTATTCCTTCCAATTACTTTTAACTCTACACTATCACTGAATGTATAAAAATCCATTTTTATAATATTATTTTTTAAAATGCTCCTCCATATTGATTTCCTGTGCTATCCTTAGTAGAATTATTTAAATATGGATCATTGTTGTATAAATAATCACTACTAGAATTTACAAATTCACCTGACCAGTTAAGACCCATGGGATCATTAATATCTATATTATTTTTATTTTGACTTACTTCTTGTGTTTTCTGTGGTTCAGGAGGAGATTTATAAAATCTTCTATTATTTCTAAAAAACATAGGACTTAATCTATTAGTTCCTAAATCTCTTGAATTCTTTACATTTATAGTAGCTTCTATCGTTTTTGGTATATCCGTAAAAGTAATTCCGTCTGCTGCTTTTGCAGTTAACTTAACATCACTAACAATTATGTGGTTCATGCTTAATATAGGACACAATGGATTTCCTATTGTCAAATGCCATGGTGTAGTGCTATTTCCATTATGTGTCCCTAAAACTCCTGATACAGGATATCTATATTTTCCAATTGTCGCATGCCATATATTGTCTCCTATTGTTTCTAATCCGGCTACCATTTTATCCAAAAGATCAAAACCTTGATTTATGGATGAAATTTTATTACCCATTGTTTTTAATACATTATCTCCGCCTTCTCCGTCTTCTTCGCCTTCTTCTCCTCCGCCTCCAAATAAATTAAATCCACCACTTTCTCCACTTTCTCCACTTTCTCCACTTTCTCCACTTTCTCCGACTTCTCCGCCTTCTCCTAGATTAAATGTTTTACTTATATTCTTAATGAATCCTGTTATTAAATCTTTTATCATTTTCCAAGCTTCTTCAGGATTACTTCCTATAAATTTTGCTATTTTTCTACCTGTGTCTCCTAATGGAAAAAGTTGTTCGTTTTGAGAACCCATTCTTAATAAATTATTTATTAAATATTTCATAGAATCTACTGGATCAATATCATTTATATATTTTGCTTCATATACCACTTTTAAATTAAAATTCCAACTAGAATTTAAAGTAAATTCTGATTTTGAACCTCCTCCTTCTCTTACTGCTCCTTGATCATTTAAATTTGGATTACCAAAAAGATCTCTTATTCTTGCGGAATCTGTTATACCTAAACCTTGTAACATAGAAACTAATAATCCTTGACTAAATCCAGGAACAGATGCTATTTTATCGGCTTGAATTCCAAATTCATCTCTCATTATATTTCCTATCAATGTATGTATATAATCTGTTTGTACTGTCCAACCCTCATTGAAACTCATTCCTCCTAATAAATCATCATCTTCTTCCATAAATCCTACAATAACAGAATCTGGCGTTCTTTTATAAGAATCGTTTAAATCTACCGGAGGACCATATGGAACAGGAGAATTTATTCCACCAAATCTTCTTAAAACAAACATCCTATTTATAGGCTTTACTCCTAAATCTTTTAAATATGCTATATGTCTAGAATCTATTCTAGTACAAATAGTTTTACTTAATTCGTCTAAAATAAAAGTGAATGGATTTACTTCTTTATTTTCATTTTCATTATTTTTTTCTAAAAATGAATTATGTTTTATCTTTTTTATTTGTCCTTCTTTCGCAGAAACATTCTGTTCCGGACTATAACTACCAGAATAAACAGAACTATATATATTATTTGATTGTAAAGATAAATTAGTAAGAAATTGTAATTCTCTCATAATTGATATTTTATTTTTATATATAAAAAGGAAGGCTGTAAAATAAAACAAAAATTAATAATCTTCAATTAATTGTGAATTGTCAAAGAGATGTAAATTGTCAAAAATATCTTCTTTTATGTTATTGTCATCTAAAAATTCTTTATAAAAAAGTATCGCATTAAAATTAAAATCAAATTCATTAAAAACATTTTTAACCGAATAAACTTGTTTTACATTTATATTTTTATCTGTAAAATCAGGCAAATAATAAACCGATTTTCCTTTTTGCATCGCATGACTTATCTTCGTATAAATCATCAAATTAAAATAATCTTTATTTTTTGGTAATACGATATTTTCTTCTCTTTTTATTTCTTTTATATCTATTATAACTTTATTTCTAACTCGGTTTAATTTGACATATTTATCAAATTTTTTCCTATTCTTACAGAATACAATATTAAAATTCATACTATACAAGTTTCTTTTGTTTTTATATATTTTGTTAAATAGGTCCTAAAAAATATTTTTTAAACTTTTTTCAGATTTGTAAAAATAAAAACAAAACAAAATTAAAATAATTAAACTTTTAATGCATTTATTTTAATAAAGTATAAATAAAAAATAATCATAATTATTATGGGAAAAGATCAAAAGAAAATGGATTTTTCTTCGATAGGCGACGTTTTCGCAGGACTTTCTAAGAAAACATCTATTATAGTGGAACAAGAACAAAAAGAAAAAAAGTTTATCAACACAGGAAATTATGTCTTAAACGCATTACTTTCTAAAAATATCAGAAAAGGAGGAGTATCTGATAATAGATTAACAATATTCGCAGGACCTCCAGGATGTGGAAAAAGTTATTTATGCTACAATATAGCAAGAAATGCCCAGAATGACGGATATAGAGTTATTTACATCGATACTGAATATGCTATCGAATTAGAAGAATTACAAAGATTTGGTATAGATACTGATCCTGAAAAATTAATTCTTATTAGAAATAATAAAGTAGAAGATCTTAAAATCGCATTGGCTACATTATTAGATGAAATGAAAAAACAACAACAAAATGGTGTCGATATCGGAAAAAATTTAATTGTATTAGATTCTATTGGACAGCTTGCATCCAATAAAGAATTAGAAGATGCAAAAGATGCTAAAATTAAAGTTGATATGTCAAGAGCAAAAGGACTTAAATCTTTATTCAGAGTTATTACTGCTGATATGGGTTATTTAGGTATTCCTATGATTGGTACGAATCACGTTTATATGTCACAAGATCTTTTTCCAACAGCCATAATGGGCGGAGGCGAAGGAGTTATGTATTCTGCATCAACTGTTGTTTTTATGTCAATTGCTAAATTGAAATCAGGGGACGAAAGTACCGACAGCAAAGCTTTCGTAAAAGATATAGGACAATCTGGTATCATAGTAACAGCAAAATCAAGGAAAAATAGATTAGCAAAACCAATGCAGATTAAATTTGAAATCGATTTCGACGAAGGAACAAATCCATTTAAAGGTTTAGAAGCATTTTGTACAGAAGAAAATTATGAAAAAGTCGGAATAGCTAAAGGAAAAGCAGACAAAGACGGCAATTTCCAACCAGGCGGAATAAAATATTATGTAAGACATTTAGAAAAAACTTTATACGAAAAAGAAATTTTCACCGATGAAGTATTTACAGAAGAAGTTTTAGATAAATTAGAACCTATAATAGAAAGTTATTTCTCTTATGCGTCCTATGAAGAACAAAAGAAAGCATATTCAAAAATGCAAAGAGAAATTCAAGAAGAAGTTGAAAAACAAGAAGAAGCAGAAGCAGCCGAAGTTGAAGAAGTTTCTAAAACAAAAGCAAAAAAAGGTCCTAAAAAATCTTAAAATTAATTGTAAATTATTATGCCTGAAAAAGTAAATGTATCAACGGAAAAATTATTTTTTAAATATATTTTGGAAAATCCAAACCAATTTTCTAAAGTATTACCTTCTTATTTCAAGAATCACGATATATTATTTGTATATAATACCATAAGAGAAGAATATCTTAATAGTAAGAAAAAAATAGTTCCTAATCCGAAACAAATATTCACTATGTTGAAAATGCGTTCAGATGAACGAGAAATTTCAAAAGAAATTCTAAAATCTTTATTAAGTACTGATTTAACACAATATGACGAAGATTGGTTAATTCCTAAATTTAAGTCATGGAAATTATCTAAAAGAATAGTAGATAATGTTCAAAGTTCTATTGAATATATGAGAGAATTAGACGAGACAAATCTCGAAAATATTCAAGATATAGCCGAAAAAATCAAAAGAATATCAAACGAACTTGATTTAATCGACGATGATGATGAAGATTTAGGAGAAGATTTTGATGATCCAACAGTACATAGACAAGATGTAACAACACAGAAGATTTCTACTGGTTGGCCTTGTATGGATACTTTGTTAAACGGAGGATGGGACTATGCTTCTCTTGTAACCATTATAGGCGAAACAAATGTTGGTAAATGTTCCGCTTATGATACTTATATCAAAATCCGTAATAAAAACAACGGAGAGATAAAAAATATAAAAATCGGAGACTTTTATAAAGATATGGTTAATTCGTCTCTCTAATTTAAACGACAAATCTATGGTACAATGTTTTATATGTAAAGAAAATTTTAAAAATATAACAGGATTACAAAATCACGTAAAATCTAAACACAAAGAAATACAAGTCGATGATTTTTATGATAAATTTATATCAAAAAAAGAAAAACCTAAATGTGTTTTTTGTGGAAATGTAAGTTCTTTTAATGGCTTTAAAAGAGGATATAAAAAAATATGCCATTCGGATGAATGTATATCAAAAAGTAGATCGACATATACTTTAGAGTATGGAATAAAAATGGAAGGTTTGAGTGAAAATGAAGCAATAGAAAGATTAGAAAATTTAAACAAAAAAAGAAAGAAAACTTTTAAAAAAACTATTAATGAAATTTTAAAAGAAAATCCAAATTTTAATAAAGAAAAAAGTCACCAATGTATAGAATACTGGATAAAAAGAGGATATTCTATCTCGGAAGCAAAAGAAAAAGTAGTCGAAGTTTTAAATAATTTACATAAAAAGACATGGGAAAAAAGAAAACAAAATCCCAATTTATATAAAGATATAAATACTTCACAAATATTATATTGGATTAAAAAAGGATATAACGAAGAAGAAGCTCGAAATAAAGTTTCTGAAAGACAAGAAACATTTTCTAAAAAAACTTGTATTAAAAAATATGGTTACGAAAAAGGAATGGAGATATTTTTAGAAAGGCAAGAAAAATGGATTGAAAGTTTAAATAAGAATGGTAAATTAAAAGTAGGATATTCTGAAATATCACAAGAATTGTTTAGAAATTTAGATGATAACGATTATGTTTTTTACGGAGAAAAAAATCATGAATATAATATAAAAAATAGGAGATATGATTATACAGATTTAAACAAAAGAAAAATGATAGAATTCAACGGTGATGTTTATCATGGAAATCCAAAATTATTTAAAAAATATGACAGACCGCATCCATATTTAAAACATTTAACTGCGGAAGATTTATGGGATATTGATTTATTTAAAAAACGTCTATCAGAAAGTAGAGATTTTGAATTGTTAGTGATATGGGAGTCTGATTACAAGGATAATAAAAATGCTGTTATTAAAAGATGTAAAGAATTTTTGAAAAAATAAAAAACAAAATGCAGAAAATATTAGATTTTATAAAAGAAAACAAAGAAGATAAAAAAGAAATACACATTTCATACGAAATGTCTAAGATGGTGGAAAATTTCAAAGAATTCAGAAAAGAAAATATTGAACAAAACATAACAGGAAATTATTATTGCGGTATTCTTAAATTAGACAATGAAGATATAAAAGTATATTCTAATATATTACTGGAATATGATGAAATAGAATTTAAATAAAATGAAAGTAAGATGTGAAAATAAGATTACTGAAAATGAATATTTAGATTTTAAAAACTGGTATGAAACTTTAAAATCCGGCATTGGAGTAGTTTATGGCTTCGAATATGATTTTAATAAAAAATTATATTATTGTTATTTGGATGATATAACATTTTGTATAAATCATATTTGGTTTAAAAACGATTGTGTTTATTTAAGTATACGAATATTAGATATAAAAAGATCTAAATTTTTTAAACAAAATTATAAACATTATAAATATAAAATAAAAAGATTTGATAAAGGTTGGTCGATTTATAATATTTATAATTTGGTAGAAAAAAGAAAAGAAAAATTAAAAATGTTATGAAATCACCAATAAGATATTTCGGAGGAAAAAATGGATTTAGTAGGAAAATATTAGAATATTTTCCGGAAGATTATGAAAAAATGACTTATATAGAACCTTTTTGTGGTTCCTCTGCTTTATTGTTTCAAAAAAATAAATCAGATGTAGAAATAATAAATGATATAGATCATAATATATATTCTTTATTTAAAGTTATAACTAACAAAACTAAATTCGAAAAATTTAAAAACGTTTTAGATTTAACTCCTTTTTCAGAAGAATTATTAAAAGAATATAAAAAGGATATTAAAAAATCAATTGAAGATCCTGTAGAACGAGCATATAAATATTTTTATTGTAATAGATGTTCTTTTAATTCATCAGGAAGTTTATCTATTTCTACACACGTAAGAAGAAATATGAGCAAATCTGTTTCTGATTATTTATCAGCTATTGATAAATTACCAGAGGTCCATTCGAGACTTAGTAATGTAGTTATATTAAATCGAGATGCATTAAAAGTTATTAAAAAATATGACAAACCAAATGTTTTTATATATTGTGATTCTCCTTATGCTAATGAAACAAGAAGTAGCGGTAGATATGCATTTGATTTTGCAGATAAACAACAAGATGATTATTTAAAAGTTTTGATTGAAAATAAAGATGCAAAATTGTTGATATCAGGATATAATTGTAAAAGATATTCTATTTTAGAGAAAAGCGGTTTCAAAAGAATTGATTTAGAAATAAAAACACAAAATAATAATCTAGAAGGAAAATCTAAAATAGAATCTTTATGGATGAATTATTAAACAATTTTTATATTGCTTAATAAGAATTAAAAAACTAAAGAAAAATAATGTTAAGTGAAAATATACAAAGAAAATTTATTGATACAAAATGTGTAGAAAATTGGGAAGTTTTAACCGATACTGGCTGGTCAGATATAGACAAAATAGGAAAAACAATTGAATATGAAAAATGGATATTAAAAACCGAAAAGAATATTTTAGAATGCGCGGACGATCATATAGTATTTGACGGAGATTTTAACGAAATATTCGTAAAAGATTTAAAACCAAACACAGAAATTTTTACAAAAAATGGACTAGAAAAAGTTATTTCAGTAGAAAATTCAAAGAAAATGGAAAATATGTATGATTTAGAATTAAATGACAAAAATCATAGATATTATACAAATGATATTTTATCGCATAATTCTATGTGGTTAAATAATCTAACTATCAAAATAGCAGATTCAGGTAAAAATGTTCTTTTCGTTACATTAGAAATGGCCGCGCATAAATGCTTCAAAAGGATGGGTTCACAAAGAATGAGAATACCTATCGACGACTATGACAAATTATCAAAAGACGAGGTTTATATGAAAAACAAAATAAACGAACTTAAATATGATAATGGAGGTATGTTCGAAAAAGAAATAGGAAAACTTTTTGTTAAAAAATTCCCAACATCGATGCTTACGGTAACAGAATTAGATAATTTTATTCATAAATTCGAGCAAAGAAAAGGAATAAAATTACATGCCGTAGTAATTGATTATATAAATATTATGGGTATAGAAAAAGGACACGATTTTACAAATATGTTATTCTTAAAAGGAAAACATTTAGCAGAAGGATTAAGATTTATAGCAGATAAACATAATGTAACAATGATAACTGCTACACAAACAGACAAATCAGTATGGGGAGCATCGGACATTAATTTAAAGGACATTCCAGAATCTAAGGCAATCGCAGAAACATCAGATGTTGTTTTTGGTATAATAAGAAATCCAGAAATGAAAAAACACAATAAATATAGATTAAAAATATTAAAATTAAGAGATGGTGACTTTACAGATGAACAAATAAGTTTCGATTTTAATACTAAATTTTTGTTGATGGAAAATGATCAATTTTACGGAGCAACATAAAAAATAAATTTAAATGATGAAAGATAAAGATGAAAATTTAGAAGAATTTGAAGAAGAATTAGAAGAAGATATAAATTTCGATGAAGATGAACTAGAGGATTTAGAAGACGAAGATGAAGAAGATAGAGAAATATCTGATTTTGATTTCAAATTTATAAACCAAAGTAAACATAAACAAGATGGAAAACATTCATTAGAAAGAGATGTTTTGTTCTTAGGTAAAAAGGACGAAGAAAAAGAAGATGAACAAGATTCTACAATGTTTTTTAATGATGAAGTACAAGTAGAAACTGGTTCTCAATTTGAATTCGAATCTAAAAACCACGAAGAATACGTAAATAACATAAAATTAGAAAAAGATATATACGAAATATTAACTGACAACACAGACATAGATTTCACACAACCTAGAAGAAAACCAAGAAGAGAAGATTTTAATTTATATTACGAACTTGTTTTAAAAAATTTAAAACATAAATATACAAAATGCGAAATATTTGTATCATTGTCATACTATTTTACTGACAATATATTTAATATGTATAAATTGTTAGACAGAAAACACGCAACATCAATTATATTAGAATTAAAAAGTAAAGGATTTTTAGATAATCTTGGAAAAATAAATTTTGTTTAAATGTTTGAAATCGAATAAAAAATATACATAACGAATATTGAAAGAAAAACGAAATTAAAAAACTTAAATTAAACATATTAATATAATAGAAAAAATAATAAAACAGAATGAAGAGTTATAAAAGAGAAGAAGTTTTAAAAATGGCTACAGAATATTTCAAAGGAGATGAACTAGCGGCAGGAGTATGGATAAATAAATATGCCTTAAAAGATTCGAACGGTAATATCTACGAAAAAACACCGGATGATATGCACGAAAGAATAGCAAATGAGTTATATAGAATAGAAAGCAAATATCCAAATCCAACTTCAAAAGAAGAAATATTTGAAACTATAAAAGATTTTAAATATATAATACCACAAGGAAGTCCTATGTCAGGAATTGGAAATAATTTACAAACAGTTTCATTAAGTAATTGTTTTGTTGTCGGAAATGAAGCTGATTCTTATGGTGGTTTAATGTTAACAGACCAAGAACAAGCACAACTTATGAAAAGAAGAGGTGGAGTCGGACACGATTTGTCACACATAAGACCAAAAGGAACTGATGTTAAAAATTCAGCATTAAGTTCCACGGGTATAGTTCCTTTTATGGAGAGATTTTCTAACACCACAAGAGAAGTTGCACAAGACGGAAGACGAGGAGCCTTGATGTTAAGTTGTAGCATAGAACATCCAGACTCCGAAGATTTCATAGACGCTAAAATGGAAACAGGTAAAGTAACTGGTGCGAATGTGTCTGTAAAAATAACAGACGAATTTATGAAAAGTGTTAATGGAGATGGAAAATTTATTCAAAAATATCCTATAAATTCCGAAAATCCTAAAATATTTAAAGAAATAAATTCTAAAAAATTATGGAGAAAAATAATTAATAACGCATGGAATAGCGCAGAACCGGGAATTCTTTTCTGGGACACTGTGGAAAGGGAGAGTATTCCCGATTTATACTCTGATTATGGATACAAAACAACAAGTACAAATCCTTGTGTAGTAGGAGATACATTAATTGCTGTTGCTGACGGCAGAAATTATGTAAAAATAAAAGATTTGGAAAAAGAGGGAAAAGATGTACCTGTCTATACATTGGATAACAAAGGAAACATTAAAATAAGAAAAATGAGAAATCCTAGAATAACTGGATATAATCAAAAAATATATAAAGTTAATATAGAAGGAGGACACTCTATCAGAGTAACCGGTAATCATAAATTTAGATTAAAAGACGGAACTTATAAACAAGCTGAAGATTTAAATATCGGTGATAGTTTACATGTTATGACTAAATGGGAAGCATCATTTAAAGATATTAGAAAATATGAAAATGAAGGAAGTGATTATTATTGGTTAAATAACGGAGAATTCGGAAAACACAATTCGGAGCATAGAATGATTTATGAGGAATTAACAGGAAATAAAATAGAAAAGGGATTTGTAATACATCATAAAGATTTCAATAGCAAGAATAATAAATTAGATAATTTAGAATTATTATCTAAACAAGAGCATGATAAAAAACATGGAAAATTAGTGGAAGGAGAAAACAATCCAAATTTTTCAAATATATCAAATGATGATATTATTTTAGAATTTAAAAAACTTACTAAAAAGTTAAAAAGAAGAATATCTTATAAAGATTGGAGAAAGCATTCAAAAGAAAATAATTTTCCTCAATATTTTTCAAATTGGAGAAAAAATTCTATAGGAACTGTTGCAACTTTGTCTAAAAAAATAGCATTAGAGTTAGGATATGAATATGTCGATGTTGATCCTAGATTAGTCAAAACTTATGAAGAAGCATTGAAAAATGGTTATGATTCAGAAATAAATGAAAATAAAGTTTTGGTTAAAAAAATATGTGAAGAATGTGGAGAAGAATTCCAAGTTAATTACTTTAAAAGAGAAATATCATTTTGTAGTCATAATTGTTCGTTAAATTATATAAACAAGAATGAAGAATCAAAAAGAAAAAGATCTAAATCAGTAAACGAAACTTATAGCAAAAAATCGATAGATACAAAAAATAAACAAGTAAAGATTTATAGCGATCTTAAATTTAAACTAGGAAGAATTCCAAGTTTAAAAGAATGGGAAAATTCTTGTAAAGAAGAAAAAATACCTTACAGACTAAAAACAAAATATGGTTTTAAAAATTATAAAGAAATTTGTGAAAATTCTGATATATATAATCATAAAGTTGTTTCTGTCGAAATAGACGGAAATGAAGATGTATATAATGGAACAGTCGATGAATACCATAATTTCTTCACTGGATTCGAAGAAAAAACAAAAAATGGAAAAAGAAAGTTTATAAATATAAACCAATTAAATTGCGGAGAGATTCCATTGTGTCCATATGATTCTTGTAGACTATTACTAATAAATTTATATTCATATGTTGAAAATCCATTTACAGACAATTCTAAATTTAATTTCGAATTATTTAAAAAACACGTTTCTATTGCAATGAGATATATGGATGATATAGTAGATTTAGAAATAGAAAAAGTAGATAAAATATTAGAAAAAATAGATTCTGATCCAGAAGATGAAAATATCAAAAAAGTAGAAAAAGAACTTTGGTATAAAATTAAAAAAATGGCAGAACTAGGAAGAAGAACAGGATTAGGAGTTACAGCAGAAGGTGATATGTTAGCATCTATGGGATTTAGATATGGTAGCCAAGAAGGAAATAATTTTTCAGAATTAGTGCATAAAACATTAGCCATAGAAGCATACAAAAGCTCTTGTTTAATGGCAAAAGAAAGAGGTAAATTTCCTATATATGATTATAACAGAGAAGTCGAAAATCCCTTTATTAAAAGATTGATAAATGATTGTCCTGAATTAGATACCATGTTAAGAGAAAACGGAAGAAGAAATATATCTTTATTAACTGTCGCACCTGCTGGCACAACATCGATGATGTCACAAACAACGTCAGGAATCGAACCTGTGTTTTTACCTGTTTATAGAAGAAGAAGGAAAGTAAATCCTAATGACAAAGATGTTAAAATAACATTTGTTGATGAAGTTGGAGATAGTTGGGAAGAATATAATGTTTTCCATCATAAGTTTTTAACTTGGTTAGAAGTAAATGGATATAATGTAGAAGAATTTAAAAATACAGACGAAGATAAAATACAAGAGATAGTTGAAAAATCTCCTTATTACAAAGCCACGTCTAATGATGTAGATTGGGTTTCTAAAATAGAATTACAAGGAAAAGTCCAAAAATATGTAGATCATTCTATTTCAGTAACTTGTAATTTACCTAATAACGTAGATGTTGATATAGTAGATAAAGTATACAGAAAAGGATGGGAAGTAGGATGTAAAGGGGTTACTGTTTATAGAGACGGTTCTCGTTCAGGTGTCCTTATATCATCTGAAAAGAAAGACAAGAAAGACAAGAAAGAAGAAGATAAAACTATAAATGAAATAATAAAAGATAGCAATGCGCCAAGGAGACCTAAAAAATTAGAATGTGATATAGTAAGATTTTCTAATAAAGGAGAAAAATGGATAGGATTTATAGGAGTTTTAGATGAAAGGCCATATGAAATATTCACCGGATTATTAGAATCTTTTCCAGTTCCTAATTATTTAGAAAAAGGGTATATTAAGAAATATAAAAATAAAGAAACAGGAGAAAAAAGATATGATTTCGTTTATATAGATAAAGAAGGATATGAACAAGAAATACGTGGTTTATCGAGAGCTTTTAAAGAAGAATATTGGGATATTGCTAAAATGACATCTGCTGTATTGAGACACGGTATGCCTATTCCATCGGTTATAAATCTTTTAGATACTTTACATATGGATGGACAATATGTAGGAACATGGAAAGCAGGTGTTAAAAGAATGCTAAAGAAATATATAAAAGACGGTGAAGATTTAGGAGAAGGTAAAAATATTTGTCCAGAATGTGGACAAGATAGTTTGACTTTTCAAGAAGGATGTGTACAGTGTATTAATCCAAAGTGTGGATTTTCAAAATGCGGTTGATTATTCAGAAATTTTACATTTTTTAACATCCATAATTTAATATATAAATATAAAATAATTAAAATTTTGGACGTTAAAAAATGTAAAATATGAAACAGCAGATGTGGTGGTAAACAATTTTCTTATAAAACTGGATGGTTTTCGAAGCATTTAAAAGAAGAACACGATTTGGAGTTAAAAGATTATGTTATCGAATATGAATTAGATGAAAAACCATTATGTAAGTGTGGCTGTGGAGAGGTTCCTAATTTTTATAGAGGTAAGTTTAAAGAGTATGTTACAGAACATAACACTTTAAAATGGAAGAAGAAAAGATGGATAAAAGATAACGGATATCCAATGTGTCCTGTCTGTGTGAATATTATTGAAAAGTGGCACAGGGGCGTTCCAAACAAATACTGTTCAAAAGAATGTATGTATTCAGTTATTGATAATTTCAATCAAGAGAAAATAAGTAATAACATTAAAGAAAAATATGGTGTTGATAATGTTATGGAATTAGATTGGGTTAGAGAAAAACAGAAAAGAAACCTTCAAGAAAAGTACAAAAAAGATTTTATAAATATACAAAATAAGTTTAAACAAACCAATTTAGAAAAGTATGGTGTAGAATATCCTCAAACTCTTACGAAGTTCAAAGATAAACAGATAGAGTCTATGATAAAGAATCATGGCGTTGAACATTTTTCGAAGACAGAAAAATTCAGAAAAGATTCTAGTGACAGGATGTTTAAAAACAACCCTATGTTTGATCCGTTAGTTGCCGACAAGGCATCTAAGACATATATACAGAATGTATTGTCAGGTAAGATAAAATTATATAAAATTAAGAAGTATAAAGATACTGATTTAAATTATCAGAGTTCGTATGAATATGAATTTTTAGAGTTGTGTGAGGAATTGGACATTCTTAATGATATTAAGAATGGTAATAGTTATGAATATCTGGATGAAGATAAAGATTTTGGTTTTAGGACATTGACAGATTTCACATATAAACATATTGAGATAGAGATAAAGTCTGCTTGGATTTTGGAGAAGCAAGGTGGATGGGATAAAATTTATGCTAAGTTATGCTAAGAAGAGGTCGGTTGAGGATAAAGGCAAAACTTACTCATTAATTTTAGATAAAAATTACGAAGAATTCTTAAAATGTATAAAATAATTTTCCTTGTAACATTCACTATTTATGATGATTGTTTTTATGAAAGTAGAGAATTTTTAAATGATTTTAGAAGAATATACATACGTAAAATTAAACGGTAGAAATATCCCTTATTTTAAAGATAAGGGATATTTCGGCGTTAAAGATGATATAATCAAAGTAAGGACCGTGGATTTAAATCACGGAAGTTCCATTAAAATTTTGGTAAAATGTCATTTATGTGGATTAGAAAAAAGAACAATATATTATAACTACAGGAAATGTGTAGATAAACATGGTTATTATACTTGTTCCAGAAAATGTTCACAAAACAAAATAGAAAAAACTTGCATGGATAAATATGGCTGTCCAAATCCATTTCAAAACGAAGATATAAAAAAAAAGATAAAAAATACTTTGTTTGATAAATATGGAGTTTTTCATCCTATGTTATCAGAAGAAATAAAAAATAAATTAAAAGAAACTAATTTACAAAGATGGGGTTGCGAATGGGTATTTGAAAATGAAGAAGTACAAGAAAAAATATTTAAAACAATGATGCGTAAATATGGATGTAAATATGCATTACAGAATAAAGAATCTTGTGAAAAATTTATAAAAAATTGTGATTTCGATAAATTATTCAAAAATGCTATAAAAATTAAAAATTATAAAAATACAAAACTTTATTATCAAGGTTCATATGAATTGGATTTTTTAAAATTGTGTGAAAAATTAGGAATATTAAACAATATAAAAAACGGAAATATATATAATTATATTGAAGAAGATAAAAATTATGGATATAGAACTTTAACTGATTTTTCTTATGAAAATTTAGAAATAGAAATAAAATCGAATTGGATATTAGAAAAACAAGGAGGAATAGAAAAATTAAATGCAAAAAGAAGAGCAGTGGAAAAACAAGATAAAAATTATATTTTGATAATTGAAAAAACTTATGATGAATTTTTAAATAAAATAAAAAAATAATAATATCATTATGAAAAATAACAAATACGAAAAAGAATTACAAGAATTAGATTTAATAGAAAGAAGATTAGGATTAGCATTTAAACTAAAGGATTTTAAATATGATTTTGATATTCGTGGCAAAAAATGCCAAATATTTAGTGATGAATGGATAATAAAAAATATAATGAAATATGATATAAAAGATTTGAATAAAAATTTAGAGGAACCGAAAAAAGGAGAATGTGGTTGTAATTGTTAAAAGTTTTAATTATGAAAAAATTAACTAAACAAGAAATATATTATGAATTGAATTCAATCCTCTTAAAAAGGAGAATGATTGATGTTCCAATTGATTTCGAAAATAACACTTTTACAGATAATTTTTTGGAAGTTGTTGGACATGCGAGGATTTTGGAATATAAAATATATTACAAAAATTACAAAAGACCAATAAAAGATCTTAGAAGAATATATCTTTTGTTAGAAAAATACATACAACATGAAAAAAGAATTTTATTGCAATATAGGAAAAATTTAGATGAATTAACAAAATATGATGAAAATTACAAAGACGAAGATGAGTGAACAATTAATATTAGTGTTTTATATCAATGTAGAAGGATTGTCTAGACTACAAGCCAATGAATATATAGAAAGTATTTATACTTTACATAAAGAAAATGGTTTTTATAATATCTTTTTGCCAGTTAATGATCAGAAAACAAAAGTAGAATTATTGTGTACAAAAGAGTTAGATCCTATTTCAAAAGAAAAAGTCGATAAAATGTATGAGAAAATTAACGATTTATATTGTGATGAAGTAGAAAGAAGAAAAAGAAAAATAAGAAAATTATGAAAGAAATAAGAAGTAAAGAATTTTCAAATGGTAAAGTTTATGCATTAGAATTGAACGATGGATTTTTAGTAGAAACTACAGATACATTCTTACCATTTTATACAAAAGATTCTATAGGAGAAAAACAAAATTTTTTAAAAGATTATGAAATAGGAGACAGATCAGAAAGATGGATGATAGGCGTTTCGGTTATGTCTGGTTGTCCGGTAAGGTGTAAATTTTGTGCAACTGGGCAAATGAAAAAATGGAGAAATCTAACAAGCGACGAAATAATTGAACAAGTAGAATTTATAATAAACTCAAATCCCGAATTTAATCCTAAAAATTCAAAGGAATTTAAAATAAATTACACAAGAATGGGAGAACCTTTTTTAAATATAGAAAATGTTAAAAAGGCAATAAATATTATCAATAAAAAATATTCAAATGTACATCATTATGTTTCTACTATAGGTATAAAAGGAAGTGATTTTTCATGGATAAAAAATAATATAACATTACAATTAAGTTTACATTCACTAGAAGAAGAAAGGAGAGATTGGTTAATACCTTATAAGAAAAAATTAAAAATAAAAGAATTAGGAGAAATAAGAACAAATAGTAATTTAAAAACAACTTTAAATTTAACTTTAGTGGATGAAAAAGACTTTGATATTGATTTATTAACTAAATATTTCGATAAAGAATATTTTTTTGTAAAAATATCTCCTATTAACGAGAATGAATATTGTGTATTAAATGATATAGGAAAAGGTATAATAGATGGTAAAAATTTAATTTAATTTTTTTTAAATTTTATTTTTATATATAGATAAAAATAAATAATTTAGATGAAAAATATTAAAAGTTTTGAACAAATGGTTAATGAAAACCTAAAACAAGAAGATGCCGAAAAAGCATTAAAAGACATTTTTAAGAAAAAAGGAGGAAAAGTTAATGACGAATACTTAAAAGACATATGGAAAGAAGGTTCTACACTAAGAAATTTATATGGAAAATCAGCTTTTGATAAGGTTTGGGACAAAAATGTCAAAAATGGCAATATAACAACAGAAGATGGTAAAACATGGGAATGGAAAAAATAAAAAAATATTAAATTATGGAAAAAATTAAACAACAATTAGAACAGTCTGGTTATGATTATGCTGTAGCTATAGCAACACAATCCGAAATAGATAATAAAGCTGCATGTGGACAACTATCAATCATAACAGAAAAATAAAAATATATGAAAAATTTACTAAAAAAGTATCATCCCGAAGGTGTTAGAGTTGTGGGTACTTATAATTGTAAAAGAAATTGTAAATTTTGCTATCAAAAAAGTAGAAAATCTGATGTACTTTCTTTAAATAAATATAACAGCATTTTACAAGAAATGATGGAAAATAAATTTAATCCAATTTATTTTACTTTTCAAGGAGGAGAAATATCTGATTATCCTGACGAATCTTATGAATGGATAAAATCGACAGATAAATTTTTTCCACAAGTTTTTAGAAAATCTATAACAAGTAATGGATTAGGTGATATAGATTATTATAAAGACTCTAAATTGATAGGCATAACACACATAACTTTTTCTTTACATAATTCTAATTTTAAAGAAGTAGAAGAAAAATTATTAATATTAAAAAACGATGGTTTCTTTACTGTTAGAGTAAATTGTTTTTTAGATTTTGATAACGTAGATAATGTAAAATATGTTTTTGAATTTTGTTCAAAAAATAATATACAATTAACATTATGTGAAGATTTAAGATTAGATCAAAAAGTCGACAAATTAAAATCTGAATCTTTTCTTTTAGAAAATAAAATAATAGACGATTCGTATAATTTAGATATATATAAACATCAAACAATTTTTTCAAGTATTAAAAATAATTATAGGTTTTGGGTATATAAGCACTTAGACCATTATGATTATAATAATATAATAATAAAACCAGACGGTGATATTACAATGACATTTGATGATATAATAAATTCAAAATAAATTATGAAATTAGATTTCGGTTCTGGTTATAATCCGAAAAAAGGATATTTTTCTTGTGACATATATGGTTATGTAGATTATTATTTCGATCCATTAAAATATAAAATTGATTGTGATAACAATTTATTCGAAGAGATAAATTGTAGAAATGTTATACATCATATAAAAGATATTGAAAAACTAACAAAAGAATTTAAAAGAGTTCTTAGACCACAAGGAATAATTAATATAATCGAATGTAGAGAAGAAAATTATTCTGAAAATTATTATTTAGATTATCTTTGGTACAGATTTATAATACCTAGAAAGGAAATTTGGTTTTCTAATAGATATAGAAATTATAGTGAAATATTTAAAAAGTATTTTAAGTTTGAACATTATGAAGTATCAAACGAAAAAGAATTTTATAAATTTTCTTGTCGATAAAATTTAATGGCGATTTTTATAATTTTTCTAAAAATTTATAATATTTATCAGAAACAAAATTCTTGCCTTCTAAAATAAAATCTTTATATTCATAATCTATTTCTAATTTATTTTTAGATACCCATTCCTCTGCTGCGATATAAACTATGGCGCCTTTTATATTTCCGTTTTTCAATTTTATTGGAACATTTTTTCTACTATAATGTTTAGGATAACCTTCGAATTTGTCTAATAATTTTAGATCATTTTCGTTTATTTGATAAAGAACTCCTTCTACTAATTCATTTTCAGAATCTATTATATTAGCAAAGCCTTTGGTAGGATTCTTACCGCTCTTTTTATTTATAACTAATTTATAATTTTCCAATATGCCTACTTCTTCATTATAAAAATTTATATTTCTTGATTTCATTCTATTCAATGACATATTTGATCCGTATGCAAAATAATTTATCATAATTTAAAAAACAAGGTTTATTTTTTTTATATATACATAAAAACAATTTTTCTAAAATGAAAAAGATTAACGAAAATATGATGAGAAAACACAACTGGGATCAGTTGCAGATAATACAAAATAAAATTGACAAACAAGGTGGAGATATTTCTTCTAAGTTAGGAACAGATTATAAAAGACAAAGTAAGACTGCTAATTCTTATTGGTTAAATAATCCTCTTAAAAGAAAAATTCAATTATCGGATGATCAAAAAAATGCTAATACACATACAGATCCACAATTAAAAGATTTGCCTAAAAATTCATTAATTAAAAAATTCGAACAATTTTCACAAGAAGATGAGGTTCATAGTAGAGAAGTTAAATATGGGATTTTTCCTGAAAAAGATTTTGACGAAAAAGAAAAAATTGATGTTCTTAATCCACAAGAATATAAATTATATCAAAAAATAAAAGACGAAGATTTTTCAGGAGAATATACTTTAGCAGTTACAGGTTTAGAAAATCCAACTCCTTCTGAAGTTATAGATTCTATAATAAATATGGACGACGATGTTAAAAAAGAATTGATAATAGAATCTAAATCTAACAAAAAATCCAAAAAACAAGATGACCCGATAAGAAAAGAAGATAGAGGAAATGTAAATGATATTCATGGAAATATGAAAAAAATATCAAATTGGCAAGATTATTTCAATGACGGATTAGGAGGAACACCAAACGCTACTAAACCAAGAAATATTATGGCTGGAAAACAAGTTACATACGGTGACAATAAAGAAGGATATATAGAAGATGTACAAGGAGATAAAGTTATAATAAGAACAACCGACGAAAAAGGACATGTAGTGAAAAATTTCAAAGATGTCGTAAAGAATTATAAAATAGAAAAGCCTAAAAATATTTCCAATATTTCCAATATTTCTATACAAGGACCTAACCAAGAGACGCAATCAAAACCGGTTGGTGATTCAAAAGAAAAAACAAAAGACTTGATAGAAAAAGGAGAAGAATCCAAAGATAGTAAAAAATTAGGAAAAGAAATATATAAAGAAAAGCAAATTAAAATTAAAAAATTAAATGATTTTGGCAAAACAACATTTTAAAAAATAATAAACGAATTATAAAACAAATAAACTTTAATATGAAAAAAGAACTTAAAAATATACAGACGTTTGAACAACACATAGATAAAAACTTGGATATATCTGTCATGTATAATAAAATTATGGAAAATAGCAACGAACAAAAAAATAAAATTGAAAACCTTAAAGACTTATTAGAGTTGGTGAGTGATGTAGATATTATGTTTCATGAAGAACGCAAAGAGTATTTTTTTGAATGGATGAAGGATGATAAATTCATTACTGTTTGGTTAGGTGATTATGTTTAATAATTTTTATACATATTTTTAATTTTGACAAAAGAAAATCAACATTCGTTAAAAGTGGCGATATTGATATGAATTAAAATAATATTCTTAATTTATTACTTCTTATATAATTTAATAATTTATTGCTTTCTAAGTTTGATTTTAATATAAGTAAAATATCTCCTTTTTCATATTGGGAATATATTTTTCCAGATAAACCTACTATTTCACAAAAATTTATAAATTTTTTGTAATCTTCTATATTACATATAATATAATTCATATTACAATAATTATCAAGAATTTCTTTTTTCGAGCCAATTTCATCAACTTGAAATGAAATTCCAAAATATTTTATATATTGTTCTAAACAAATCATAATTTATATATAGTTAAAATATGATCCAAAAAATTTTTTAAATGGATTATTTTTATTATTTTTTAAAAAATACAAACAAAAAGAAAATGGACTTTTATTTAAGCACTGGAAGAAAAATTGAAAATTTAGAGAAATACATAAAGGATTATATAAAAAAATATCCTGATGTTACCGTGTATGTTGGAACAGATTCTCAAAAGCGTAAAAGAAGAAAAATTAATTACGTAACGACTATTTGTTTTAGGCATCCTATGAATGGCGTACACATAATACACAGAAGAGAAACAGGTAAATATACTAAAGATCTTTTCTTAAAATTATGGAACGAAGTTCAAATGACTGTTGATGTTTTAAAAATTATAAATAATTCAACGTTTTGTAAATTTTCTGAAACAGGAGAAGTTAGTACAAGCGAAGACTGGATAGACAATAAAAAAATAATTGTCGATTTAGATTTAAATTCTCTTAAAAAATGGGAATCTAATATTGCGCATGATGCTGCTAAAGGTTATATAACTAGTTTAGGATATTTAGTAAGGACTAAACCAGAAGCATGGGCTGCTAGCAGAGCATCGAATCATCTAAGTAAAAAATAATAAACTCTTATGTTAAAAGATCATCTAGATTGGGAAAAGTTAATGGAATGCTCCAGAGACGCAGGTGGACATGAAGATATAATGTTTAATTTATTTAAAGGTTCTGTTGTGGTTGATTATTTTTTTTATACAAAACGAATATCAAGGTGATGAAATTTTTCTTTATAAATTAAACGGAGAATATATATATTAGTTTGTGATTATTTTGGAAGTTGTTCAGGTTGTGATGCTTATGAAAATTGTACAGATGAAGAATTGAAAAATTTGTGCATTCAGTTAGCAAATAATGCTAGAAAATTTAATTCTATACCAGAAGTTTTAAATTTTCTTGAATATGAAGTAGACCAAGATAAATCTGCTTATTTCGATGCTTATTCAATAAAAGATGATTTTATTAAAAAATTAAAAGAGAATGTTATAATTCAACGAATTAATAAACTTAGTAGTTTATAAGAATAGTGATTTTTATTTTAAAAAATTTTTAATTATTTTAAAGAAAAAGATATTTATGGAGAAAAAAGATTTAAATTTATTGATTAAAGATTTTAAAAAAGTTAAGAAATTAGAAGAAATTAGCCAAAAAAATTTAGAGGAAGATTTAGAAGTAGAAAACGAAGAAACACTTAATAATCTCGTAAAGTACTTAAAAAAGAACGACGAATCTATAAAAAAGTTAGAAAAGTTTGATAAAAAAGGAGTAGAAGAATATACGAATAAAGATAAATGTCCTGTTTTATATTATCTAATAAAAGATTTAGTAGATAATATGGAAAAAGAAAATTACGAAAAATGTCATTATATTAAACATGAAATATTTGGAAAATATTAATAAACATTATCTTATATATGTGGTTGTAGCATTTTTTAATTTATTTTTAAATTTTGCTTTATTATGGTTAGTATTATTTATTTGGTTTTTTATTATATTAAAATATAATTAATTATATATACAAATAAAAATTTATGTTATCATATAACCATTTTTTACTTAGAATCGACGAAGGTTTAATAAAAACGCATGATATAAAATCATGCAAAAATATTATAGATAGATACACAGTAAGATTAAATAAATGGTTTAATATTTCTTTTGATGAAAATAAAAAAAACATTTGCAGTAAGATTCGAGGAAAATTTAAAATGGCGTATATTCATATAATCATATAAATCCTAATTTTATAAAATATATTTCGTAAAAATGAAAAATATATTAAAATATGAAATTTTCGAAAAATTACAATATCCCTTAAAAGATATAAAATTTGTTAGATATGGTGGACTTTCTCCAGTTAAACAAAAACATAGAAAAGAAAGATTGAAAGACGGAATAACATTTCATACTCCTCCTAGAAAGAAAGGTTTATTTGCCTTTCCCAAAGGATATGAAGAATTATTTTTAATTGGTTCGTCAATGAACCCTGATCATCCTTCTGGGAAATCTGCTTGGTTAAAAGACGAAAAAGGAAATAAAATAGAATGGAGCGAAGATATTGATATAATATACATAAAAGGAAAAGAAGTAAATATATTTCCTAAATGGATAGATAATCTAATAAAGAAAAAAGGATTAAAAAATAATCAATTAAATTCAGCAGAAAAAAACGGAAAATGGTATATAACTTATTTAAAAAAACCGAGAGTATTTGAATATAAGGGAGATTTATGGTGCCATTTCGAAGAAGTAGCAAGAAAAGAAGAAATAAAAGAAAAATTCGGCGAATGGATAAAAGTTGATTATGAAACATATATTAAACTTTTTAATAGAATGTTCCAAAAAGATTTAAAATCTTTAAAAAAAGATATTGATTTAGATACAAATATAACAAATCCTTATAAAGGACCTTGGATTACATTAACAAAAGATCACTTAGAAGTATTTATAGAAAAATTAAAATGAAATGAAAATATATTATGAAATTATTACTAATATAAGCATGACGAGTGTATTAGGATTAAAAAAAATCGATCCGAAAACATCGAAGAAAATAAGTAATTATTTAAGTAATTATTTTTTATATTCAGATGTTTATTTACAACAAATTATAGATCAAATTTCTACTCGTGCATTATTTAAAAGTCAGTTAATATTTCTCGAAAATAAAGATGAAGAAAATTTTATTTTAAATTACTTTAAAAAAGAAGGAGAATCTGTAAATTATGGAAAATTTATTTCTGTATATAAATTAATATCAAGAAAAAGAAAATTAAAACAACTAAAATGAATATTTAAATAACACAAATAATATATTTTAGGTATCAAAAACCTTTACTGATGAATAAAATATTTTGGCACGATTTTTGTAATATTAATATTAAAAATAATCATTTAAATTATGAGTAAAACAATTGGAATAGATTTAGGAACAAGTAATTCAGTGGTTTCTGTGATGGAAAATGGAAAACCTGTAGTTATTGTTAATTCAGAAGGAAAAAGAACAACTCCTTCTATTGTAGCATTTTTGGAGAACGGAGAAAGAAAAGTTGGTGATCCAGCTAAAAGACAAGCTGTTACAAATTCTAAAAATACTATAAATTCTATAAAAAGATTTATAGGAAAAAATTACGATTCAGTAGAAAATGAAATAAAAAACTTTTCTTATGAAGTTGTAAAAAATAAAAATGGAATACCTGTTGTTAAATTACAAGAAAGAGAATATACAGCTCAGGAAATTTCAGCAATGATTCTCCAAAAAATGAAAAAAACGGCCGAAGATTATCTTGGACAAACTGTTGAATCTGCGGTTATTACAGTACCTGCATATTTCGATGATTCCGAGAGACAAGCAACAAAAGAAGCTGGAGAAATCGCTGGATTAAAAGTAGAAAGAATTATAAATGAACCAACAGCAGCCGCATTGGCATACGGACTTGATAACAAAGATAAAGATATGAAAGTTCTTGTTGCTGATGTCGGAGGTGGAACAACAGACTTTTCAGTACTTGATTTAGGTGATGGTGTTTTCGAAGTTTTATCTACTTCTGGTGATGTTTATTTAGGAGGTGATAATTTCGACGAAAATGTTATAAATTGGTTATCTGAAGAATTTGAAAAAGAACACGATATAGATTTAAGAAAAGATCCTATGGCTCTTCAAAGATTAAAAGAAGCTGCTGAAAAAGCAAAAGTAGAATTATCGAATTCTACAGAAACAGAAATAAATCTACCATACATAATTCCTATAGACGGTGTTCCTAAGCACCTTGTTAAAAAATTAACAAGATCTAAATTCGAACAAATAAACGACGATTTAATTAAAAGATGTATATATGCTTGTGATAAATGTATGAAAGAATCTAAATTAAATAAAGAAGATATTTATGAAATAATTCTTGTAGGTGGTTCTACTAGAATTCCAATTATACAAGAAAAATTAAAAGAATATTTCAACGGAAAAGAACCTTCTAAAGGAGTTAACCCTGATGAAGTTGTATCTTTAGGAGCAGCTATTCAAGGAGGCGTTATTTCAGGAGATGTTGATGATGTTTTATTACTAGATGTCACTCCTCTTTCTTTAGGTATAGAAACAATGGGAGGAGTAATGACAAAGTTGATAGAATCTAATACTACTATACCTAGTAAAAAATCTCAAATATTTTCTACTGCTGCTGATAATCAACCTAGTGTAGAAATACATGTTTTACAAGGAGAAAGACCAATGGCGAAAGATAATAAAACTATTGGAAAATTCCATTTAGATAATATTCCTCCTTCTCCAAGAGGTGTTCCTCAAATTGAAGTAATTTTTGATATAAATGCTAATGGTATTTTAGAAGTAAAAGCAATTGATAAAGGAACAGGAAAAGAGCAATCTATTAGAATTGAATCATCGTCTGGATTATCATCTGATGAAATCGAAAGAATGAAAAAAGAAGCAGAAGAAAATTCAGAAAAAGACAAAAAAGAAAAAGAGAATATTGAAATTATAAACGGCGCGGATTCTCTTGTTTTCCAAACAGAAAAACAAATAAAAGAGTTTGGAGATAAAATAGACGAAAATTCTAAAAAAGAATTGGAAGATTTATCTAATAAATTAAAAGAAGAAATCAACCAAAGAAACGTTGAAAATGTTAAATCTTTGAAAGAAGATTTAGACAATAAATGGCAACAAGTATCTCAAAAGATATATGAGAAAAAAGAAGAACCACAACCAGAAACCACAAATGTAAATAATGATTCTGATAGTGAAGTAAATGATGTTGATTTTGAAGAAGTAAAATAAACTGACAAAATGTCATAATCTTTAGAAGTAATAAATAGAAATGGATTATGTTGAAAACAATATAATCCATTTTTAAGTAACTATACAAGAACCAAAAATTAATATAAAAGAATGTTTCAAAAATACGATAAAATTTTAATTAAATATAACATCGATCCGTATATTATAGAAAGTAAATGGAACGAACCAAATAGGGTTTATCATAACATAGATCATCTATTATCTATATTAAAACAGATAGAAAATAAATATGATCCGAATGATTATATATACGAATTTTATATATTAGCTGCATTTTCCATGATATTGTTTATGTTCCTGGAAGAAATGACAACGAAGAAAAATCAGTTAAATTTATGTTTGATATAATAGGAGAAACACCTGTGACTAAAAAAGTAGAAGATATAATATTAGAAACTAAAAATATTTCTCCTTCTAATTATTTTGACTTTTGGAAATTTGACAATTCTATATTGTTAGATTCAGATTTCGATAAACTTTTGGATTACGAAACAAAAATAAGAAATGAGTTTTCTGTTTATAATGATGAAGAATATAAGAAAGGAAGGATAGAATTTTTAAATAATTTTTTAATGAATAATACAATAGATTCAAAACAAGCAAATCTTATTAACAATCTAAAATCTTATATAAATAGTGTTTATAGATAAAATTTTACAATATGAAGGATTATATACGATATTATATAATCCAATAGATAGATATATAATAGAAAAGTTATTTGAAAATGAAAAGAGATATTGTGATTTTTTAATTTCTTATGACGAAATTGAAATTGAAGATAGAAACAGAAACAAAAATAAAAATATACTTTTAATAGAGGTATATGAAAATTTCCATAAAGGATTTAGTATTTACTTTCCTGAATTAAAAAAAGAATATATTCGAAAATCAAATTTTGTAGGTTTTTATAAAAATGAAGAAATAATTGTTAGAAAAAGTAGATTTGATATTTTATCGCCATTAAATTTATCTAATGAAGTTAAAATAATAAAAAGAAAAACTAAATTAAAAAGTTTGAATATAAAATAAAAATAATTTTTTTAATTCATTATGATGAAAACAAAACAAGTAATTTTAGTTAGAAAAGATTTGAATATGAGAAAAGGCAAAATGATTGCACAAGGATCTCATGCTTCAATGAAAGTGATATTAGATATAATGCGAAAATACAAAACCTCCGATAAAACAACAGTTTATAATTTAGAATTCGGAGAAGATAGTGTTCTTAGTGAGTGGTTAGAAGGAAAATTTACAAAAGTTTGTTTAGGAGTAAATTCAAAAGATGAATTAATTGAATATTATAATAAAGCAAAAGAACTTTCTATTCCTTGTTCTCTGATAATAGATTCGGGTTTAACCGAATTTAATGGAGTTCCGACAGAAACTTGTGTAGCCATAGGACCTTATTATAGTGAGGAAATAGATAAAATAACTGGTAATTTAAAACTTTTATAGATGTATTGTGAAAGAGTAATTAATTCTTTTGGTGACAAAGAAATTGATATAAATTATTTTAAAAATACAGTTGAAAAGGTTTTAGGAATTATAAAAGGTATCTATCCGAAAAATATATTGGATATTGGTTTTGGTAGAGGAAAATTTTTATATCCATTTTTAGAAGAATTTAAATATATAAAAATAAAAAGTATTGATGAAAATCCAAAATGTTATATGATATAAATTTTGCTGCTAAAATTCATAGCAACCTTATTTATATAATACCAGAGCATAAGAATATAGAAGTCGAAGATATGTTTGATAAATACAACAAAGAATTAAATATTTCCGAATTTAATGTAGAATTTAAATCTTTTGTAACCGATTTTATAGGAGATGATGTTTATCAAAAATAATAAATATTATTTAAATAAATATCTAACCGAAGATAATTTTTATTAAAAATAGAAAATATTTTTTAATTTATTTTTTTATTTTATTTTAAGTAAAAATTTTATATGCCAAATTCAAGAACACATAATGCAATAAATATATTATTTATTCCTTTGATATTGTTATTAACATCTTATTTACCGATAGGATCGACACAAACTGCATATTTAATAGGAGCTTATATTTTCTCGTGTTTTATGTTTAACGGAGATCTTGATATACATAGTTCTCCTTATAGAATGTGGTTTATATTAAAATGGTACTGGATTCCATATCAAAGATTAATACCACATAGAAGTATTCTTTCTCATGGTATAATTATAGGAACAGCCGTTAGAATAATTTATTGCTCACCTTTAATCATACTTTTTGTATGGTTTTTTGGAATAAATATATGGCACATAAATACTTTATGGATATTACTAGGATTAGAATTAGGAAATACAATACATACATTAGCAGATAAAACATTATGAAACTAAATGAAAAATTAATACCAAAAGGAGTTTATTGTGATGATTGTCCATATTGGGGCAAAATGTCATTATATGACGATATCGGAGAAATAACATTTCCATATTGTTTTTATATACAAACAGGTTCAGTACCAAATGGCGGATGGGACAATAATGAATTTGAAAGATTATCTAAATTACTCAATTTAAGCACAGATATTAAAAATTCCGATAATACACTATTTAATTTATTAGATGCGGATTTATTATGGGATGGTTGTAAAGAATGTGGAGTTAATGATGATATCGATGAAGATGATTTAATTTAAAAAAATATGAATATGAAAATGGAAAATAAATTACAAAGAATTATAAAACACATTAAAACGATGTTTTATAATCTATCGTTGTATGTAAGTTTAAAGAAAGATTCTACTAATGTTGAAAAAAATGGGAAAAATAGTAAATTTGGGAAAAAATATACAACAAAAAATTCACTAATAGATTATTATTTTGGTATGAATTTGGATAAAAATATTAGATTAATTGCAATATTCTCTCTTATAGTTGGATTTATAGTTTATCATTTAATGATGCATTATTCTCCAGAAGTTGAAAATTTTAAAATAATTTGGACAATATGTAGGATTTTAGCATCTGCGATATCATTGATGTTATTTTTAACATTACCATATGTTAATAAAATTATGTTCTATATAATTGGACAAAAATATATTGGCGGTTTTTATAATGGAGATTTATGTGTGATAGATAATAATCAAATATCAAGTAAAAAAACAATAGATATAACGCTAAAACAGTCATTGCTCAAATTAAGATTATCTGGTGTAATATATCAAAAAAACCAAAATGATGAATTAATAAAGGAATGTATATTTGATGGTTCTCTTGTAGAAGATAATGATACGTATAGTGAATTTTTGATTAGATTTACAAAAACAAATTATATGTCATATGGTATTTTAAAATTAACATTTAGTAAAACTGAAAAAAATGAATTAGTTGCATATGGTTATTTATATGAAACAACACAACATAATATAAATACACCCACGCAAGATGTAATATTAAAAAGGAAATAGAAAACCTACACACAACAAAGTGTATAATTAATATTGGTTTCATCTGTAATCGAACATAAGTAATTCTATTAAATTTTCTACTAACTTTGATAGGTTATATTTTCAAAATCCAATACTACTTATACACTCAACCGTTGTAATAAAAAAGTAATGAAAAAATTATGAAAATGAATAATTTAGTAAAACGAACAAAAGAACCATATGACCCGTCAATAGAATGTGACAAATGTGGCAGCGAAATAGATTTTGAAAAACTTTTGTGTAAATATGACCAGAAGGTTTATACGATATAGCAAATAAATTAATAAAAATAGCAAACGAAGATGTGTCGGATGCAATTAATAATAACTATTTTTAATATGAAAATATATACTAAAAAAGGAGATAAAGGAAAAACTACATTAGTTGGAGGAAAAAGCATTGATAAAAATTCAATATTAGTTGAAGCATATGGAACTGTAGATGAATTAATAGCCAATATAGGAACAATTCACGGATTAAAGGTAAAAAAATACCATAAAGATTTATGTTTAAAAATACAAGAAACTTTAATGTTGTGTGCAGCTAATATAGCCGATATTAGAAAAGAAAAAACTTTACTAAATATAACAGAAAAAGATGTTAATTATTTAGAAGAACAGATTGATTTAATGGATAAAGATTTAAAACCTTTAACAAATTTTATTCTTTTTACAGGAAAATTACCGTCTTATACAAACATATATAGAACGATAACAAGAAGAGCAGAAAGAAGATTGATATCTGTTAATAACGAAGGATTATCACAAAATGAAAATATACCTATGATAATTAAATATTTAAACAGATTGTCAGATTTATTTTTTACTTTATCAAGACACGTCTGTTTAACTTGTGACGAATCTTGTGAAAAGATATGGGTAATGTGATTCGCAATTCGCGAATTGCGAATAAATTTATAAAATAAAATAAAAAATTACTAATGAAATTAACAATAGAACTTGTTCCTAGTACTTCTTGGTATTCTAACGTAAGAAGTAATGTATCTAAAACTGAATGGGATAGATTAAGAAGAAATAGTTATAAAAAAGCAAACTATAAATGCGAAATATGCGGAGAAAGTGGAATAGATCAAGGATTTAATCACCCTGTCGAATGTCACGAAATATGGGAATATGATGATATATTTAATGAACAAATTTTAACAGACTTGATTTCTCTTTGTCCTCTTTGTCATAAAACTAAACATATCGGATTGGCAATGAATAACGGAGAAGAAGATATGGTTTTGGAACATATGTCTAAAGTAAATAATATTTCTTACGAAGACGCATATAAAAAAGTAATTGAAGCATTTGATGTCTGGAAAGAAAGAAGTAAAAAAGAATGGAAGATAAATATAGAAAAACTAAAATCTTTATGAAAAAATATTGTAGAAAATGTAAATCAGAAATAAAAGGTATAGAAATTTTTGATTCCATAGGATATATATGCACAGTTTGTGATAAATGGGTAGATAAAGAAGATAGAATTACTTTAAAAGAAATACGAAAAGAAAAACTAAAATCTTTATGAAAAAATATTGCAGAAAATGTAAATCAGAAGTTCAAAAAATATGGATATTTGGTAAATGTTTTTATAAATGTTCAAATTATGATTTACAAGAAATAGATATATTGACTTTAAAAGAAATACGAAAAGAAAAACTAAAAACATTATGAAAGAAGGTTATTATCTAATTAAGAATAAAGCAAATATGAAAAATTTCATAATAGTTTGTGGATTGAAAGCAGAAGATTATAATGAAGAAATAGAAAAACAAACGGAAAAATGGGGTGAGGAATATATTTTTATATGGACAGGCGCATCCGTTGTTTGGTACGATAAAGATAAATTAAACATACCCGAAGAACAATTATTAAATTTCGATAACTCTACTAAATTAAGAGGAGAAAAATTGAAAAAAATTTTATAATTTTTTATATATAAATATAAAAAAATTATGATAGATTATTTATTAATTATAGTAGTGACCATTTTATTAGCAATTTCTGATGGTTTGTATGATAACGGAAAAAAGAAAATAAGTAAAATAATTGAATTGGTTGGATTGTCCAGTATTTTTTTATTGGGATATACGACAGAATATCCAATTTGGTTAATTTTAATTTGTGCTGTTTTGATAAGATTTTCAATATTTAGTATAACATATAATATAACAAGAAAATTACCCTTGTTATATTTAGGAACAACAGATTATTTTGACCTTTTACTTAGAAAAGTAAATCCCGCAATATTACCAATGTGGTATCTTATTAGCTTGTGTTTGGCTTTTGGTTTTTTATATAATTATTAATTTTTTTATTAAAAAATTTTCATTATATTTAAATAAATTAAAAATTTAGTAATTTAAAAACTAAAAAATAATGAAAATAGAAAAAACACAAATAGAAAATATTACATTTCTATTAAATTCTAATGGCGAAAAAGCAAAGATATTATACAATTATGTACCAATAAATGATTTTAATAGAGAAGTTTTTGCTATTAGTGTCGAAATTGAACCAGATAAATTTATAAGAAAAATTGGAAATTTATTATTGAAATATTCAAATGATAAAAAAATAGTACATAATATATCACAATTTTTATCAGAATTAGAATATGAATATTCAGTAGATTATATTTATTATTAAAAATTAAAATTAAAATTATGGAAAAGAAATTATGTAGGTGTCAAGAAATTCAAAATGAATATAAAAGAAATTTTCATATTCTTAAAGAAGTTATACATGAAATAAAACAAGGGAATCCAATCAACATTGAATGTTTTACAGAATGTATGTCATTTGTATATCGAGAAGGTTGGGGAGATTGTTTTGCCTGGCAAGGAAATGTTCCAGGAAATCAAACTTTAAAAGAATTTTTAGATTTATTACCAATTGAAAGATATGGTAGAAAATAAAATATAGTAATTATGAGCATGGCTTACGGAAAACCAAAAATTGAAAGTAAAATAGATAGATTAGTTAGAATCACTAAAATGTCAAAACAAGAAATAAAAATTTTAGCATATTTAGGAAAAACAACAGAAGAAATAATTAAAATAAGCATGCGATAACTATGAAAAAGAAATTAAAAGAAGTAGATTTAAAAGAATTTATCAAAGAAATAAAATTATATTCAGAGATAGATACTTATTTTACAAAACAAATAGAAATAGACGATATTGAAAAAATGGCCCCTTTTTTAAAATATCTGAAAACTATAAGCCATTATTCACAAATAGACACGACAAAAGGCTTTCAAAGAGTTTCTACTAATTTAGAATTAGATGATATTATACATATGGTCGATACGTCTATAGCATGTGGAATAAAAGTGGTTACTAATCCTATTTCTAGATTTTCTAAATGGGATTCATGGGATGGAGGATATATCGAAGGATATGCTAGAATGGATGGGTTTGGAGAATATTCTGAATTTTTCGCTTGGTTTTATATTCCAATGGATAAACTAGAAGAAATTTTAAAAAAATGGCAAGATTTTTTATTTACATTTTAAATAAAGAAATGACTAAAGAAAAGATAACATCAATATTAGATAATAAAATTACATTATTTACACCAATTTTTGGATATATTTCTATGATTTTATTATTAATACTTAATGGTAAAAATTATGAAATAACATCTATAAAAAGGAATATAACAATATTTATAATAAGTTTCATCCAATCGTTATCTTGTTATATTTTATTTTGGATTATTTTTCTTTATTTATTAATATTATAATTATGAAAATGATCATATACTTAGATTTTGACGGAACAGTAGTTGAGCATAATTTCCCTAGTATCGGAAAATATAACGAAGGTTGTTATGAAGTTATAGACAAGTTGAAAAAAGCCGGGTATAAAATATTTTTAAATACATATAGAGCAGATTTACAAGTAAAAAGTTTAAACGAATCTGTAGATTATTTAAAATTAAATGGCTATGATTTCAAACCTTTGGAGAAAAAAATGGATCCTTTTATTTGGGATTTAGAATTTTCAAAAGAAAATGGTATATTATTTTTAGATGATATCTGTGAAGGAATACCATTAAAAGAAAGTAAATTTTCTCCATATCCAAAAGTTGACTGGACAGAAGTCGATAAACAACTAGATAAATATGGACTATATGAAAAAATTTAATTTATAAAGGTAATAACAAAACATAGAAAATTAAAAATAGAAAAAATATGGAAAAATTAGAAACAGTTCAAATTTTAGAGTTATTGAAATTGATTGAAGAAGTTCAATTAGAATATCCAGAATGGAGAAAAGGTCAAACTTTTTTTAATGTCTTATATAATTTGTATCCAGAAATGGCAGATGAAATAAGAGGAAGTGAAATAGATCCATTTTATATAAATGATAATATAAATAAATGTTTAACATATATTTCAAAGAAATAAAAAATAATAAAAAATGAAAATATCAGAAATAAAAAAAAAACAGAAGAAGACATTTACGAAGTTTCTTTAAAACCTAATTGGTTTGAAAAAATTTTCACAATAAAAGAAAAATTATAAGAATAAAAGAAAG